ACATGGGAACCAGTAACAGTTACACTACGCGACGATGTAGCAAACAATCTAACAAAGCTAGTTGGTCGTCAACTACAGACACAGCTAAACCACAAAGAACAAACTGGTCCAGCATCAGGTTCAAATTATAAGTTCGGTATGCTAATTGAAACACTAGATGGTAACTCAGGTGCACCAATCGAACAGTGGCAGTTAGAAGGCTGCTTCCTAACAAATACAGATTATTCACAGTCAGATTACTCAGTTTCAGATCCAGTAACTATTTCGCTTACTCTACAGTATGATAACGCAGTATTCACAGATGACAACATTATGCCAGTAGCTAACCAGTTCACAGGCGGCATCGGCAGTGGTTCTCTAGGCGAATAATAGTAACCTAAGGTTTAAATAATGGCTGATATAATCAGAGATAGCAGCGGAGCTAGACAGAAATTCGGATTTGGTGGGGAACCAGGATCTGCAATTTCGTCTGCTCCAAAGCTAACCAATCAATGGTTCTTAGAATTTAAGACAACAGATGGAAAAAATGCAGAAGAATATTCTGCGTATGCTAAATCTGTATCTCCGATTACTATTCAAACACAAACACAACCAATCGATAAGTACGGTAGACGCATTTATGTACCAACACGTGTTGAATTTCCAGAAGTGAGTGTATCTCTATATGATAAAGTAGACGGCTCTACAATGAGTTTCGCACAGGAACTATATAAACGCTACTTTAAAAATCAAGACATGAATGTTGATACCGGACTTGCAAATGAATTAAATTCTACTACAAATTCTGGTAGAAAAATAGTAGACGCAGATTATGCATTCAGAAGTTTTTCATCTGTTACAATCTATCACTGGTTCGGCGATCAGAAGAACGGTGGTCATGCACAACGCATTGTTCTTGTTAATCCAGTAATTACATCTATTACATTTTCTAATAGTGATTACGCAGTTAGCGAAGCCAGAGTTATTGACATAACACTACAACCAGAGAATGTAGTATTTGGTGCTATGGAAACTGAAGCAGCAATTCCAAACTGGATGAATTTGGGTATTAGCTCTGAACAACAGGCAAACTCACTAGCTACTGATCCACTGGCGGGTGTAAATGACACTAAACAGCAAGGAGCAGACCAGTATACACTGCCTAGGTCTATTGGCACACAAGATCCTGATGTTAGGCCTGCGCAACCAGCAACACAAACACAAAGCGAAAATTATGTAACAATAGGCGGCGAGAAATATATTCCTGGGCAGTCAATGACTGAAAACCAAGTTGCCGCAACTGAAGTTAGAATTGCAATGGGCAATGAAGTGTCTGGACAGGAATTAAAAGATTATAATACTGGTAAAGCAAGACGTGATGCACGAATAGAAGAAGATAATCGACTTCTCAATACAGATCCTAGAACTTTAGGTGCTACGGACCAGGAACGTAGAAAAAAAGCGGCACAACAAAGACGTGTAAATGAAATAAACAAAAATAAGTATCCGGATTTTTAACAATGAACATTGATATTATTGTAGCTCAGTTAGTTAAAAAAGGTTTCACAGAATCACGTGCAAAGAAACATGCAGGTGAAATAATACGTGTGGCGAAACAATATAACGTTACGCCAGCATACTTGATAGATCAACTATCAAACGAATTCAAATTGAACGATTTAGGTTCATTCTTAATTAATAGCGCATTGCGATTTGGTTATAAAACTGGCACAACGTCCGGATCTGAACCTAATAAATACATCGCAAGAGCTATTATTAAATGAGTAAATATCACCAAGGTAAATATAAAGTAATGAACCCTGACAAATATGCAGGGGCAGGTGCTCCTACATTTAGGAGTAGCTGGGAATTAACCTTCATGCAGTTTTGTGATAACAACCCTAATGTCTTAGCATGGGCAAGTGAACCAGTAAGAATTACATACAAGCACCCACTAACCGGCAAGTTAACATCTTATGTTCCAGACTTTATTATGACATACTTAGATAGTAGCGGCAAGAAACATGCAGAATTAATAGAGATTAAACCTGCAGCACAGAGTAGACCCGATCTTGCACGAAAACGCGGAGAAGCACAACAAGTAGTAGTGAACTATGCGAAGTGGGAAGCAGCAACAAAATGGGCAAATAAACGTGGCATGCGATTTAGAGTTATCAATGAAGGCGACATTTATCAGAACACTAAAAAGCCTAAGCCAAAAACGCCGAGGAAGAAGAAATGACGAAGAAGCTAGAAGAAACATTTAATATCAATCCAATCGAAGAAGAAGAAAAAGTCGAAGAAGCTCCTACTATTGAAGAAAGTAGAGACTTAACTGAAATCTTATCAACCGAGATTAGCACAACTGAAAAGATTGATGCATCACTTCCAATGGTTCAAGGTCTAAATGAGCATGACAAAGACATGGACGATATTCATCAGAAAGCTATCAGTACATTCGAAGAATTGATTTCATTGGGGATGAATGTAGAAGTACATGCTGGTGCAAAGCTAATGGAAACGGCAAATCAAATGCTAAAGACTGCAATGGAAGCAAAAGATAGTAAAGTAGATAGAAAGCTAAAAATGCTAAATCTACAATTACAAAAAGCAAAACTTGATTTAGCACAAGATAAAGAAGATAAAAAGTCTAAAATTGATGATGAAATTGAATCTGAAGGCTCGGTAGTTCTGGATCGTAACGAATTATTGAAGCGTCTAGACCGGGCACAGAATAAAATTGACAATTCTGATAAATAAGAATAGCACATATATTGGAGACACCAATGAAAAGTTTTAAAGAATATTTAACAGAATCAGTTAATGAACACAAGATGACTCTACGTTTTGCATCAGAACTAGAAGATAATGATGTTAATCGTATTGAGCGTTTCTTAGGCAAGTATGACCTAAGAACTATCTCTAGCGTTTCAACAACACCAATTACAAAGAACCCAATGTTCTTTGATGATGTAGAGAACACAAAAGTTTCTAAAGTAGACATTACTACTGGATACCCAATGTCAGCAGACATTCTACGCCAGCAACTATCTGACTTACTTGAAATGAATATTATGCATATCGCAGTACACCCAGAAGGTTGGGAACCAACTGAAGAAGTTGAAGAAGACGGCGATAAGAAAGCACTACTTGACACTCCAGAATATGGCGATGAGTCAGACAACGGCAAACATTATGGTCGTACTTTTGTAGACAACTTCTTAAAGTCACTTTCAAAGCGTGAAGATCACGACAAAGTAGAAGTAGAGAATGAATTATCAGTAAAAGCAAAACGTGATAAAGCATCAGACATCATGTCATCAGATGACGAAGCAAGCGACTCAGTTATTTCAGGAGATGAAGAATGAAAAAGCATTTCAATCTAACAACAACAGAAGACAACGGTAAAGCGATTACTACAACTAACACAAGTACAGAGTATCCAGAAGAACTAGTTCGTATGCTTGCTCTTGCAGGTCAAGGTATGCCACAAGTAGCTCCTGCTCCAGTAGCAGATGATTGCGGATGTGGATGCGGCGAAACACCATGTGGTTGTGACGAAGCAGTTGAAGAAGAAATGGATACAGAATATAAAGCAACACCAGCAAATGATGAGCTTGACTTAGATGACTTCTCAAAGAAAACGGCTAATTCTATTTCACGTCAAAAGAAAACACTAAAGCCAAGTGCAGGTGATAACCCACTTGAGTATTCAGTAAACGAAGATGACATTTATGAAGCACTAATGGCAGACTTTGATCTAAATGAAGATGATTCATTCAGAGACAGAGATAACTTTGTTACTGCATACATTGGCGCGGCAGAAGAACTAGCTGATGATGAAGAATTCGAAGATGGACACATTGACTGGAGTTCTGAAGGAATGGCAAATATGGAAAGAGATGCTGAATTGTTTTTTTCTAAAGCAGAAAAGCTAATGCAAAAAACAGGCGGTGATCCAAGACAGCACGGTACTGATTTTTGGCTAACTCGTAACGGACACGGAGCAGGCTTCTGGGATAGAGGCTATGGTGATCTAGGTGACAAACTAACAGCATTCGCAAACAAATTCGGCGAAGTACATGTGTACAAAGGCGATGACGGCAAAGCATACGTTGATTAATTAAACGCTCTACCGACTGAGCGGCCCTAAAAGAGCGTCCCAATGGGGCGCTTTTTTATTTGCATACAATGATAAATAATATTATAAAAATATTGTAAAACGACTTAGGAGTTATCTCATGGCAAATAAATTCAGAGGCACGACTTGGAATAATGCAAGGTTCGGTCCAAAAATACAAATAAGAAGATCAATTGACTTGGCAGAATTAGGAGACCTTGGTGAAATAACTGAAAATTCATCAGATTTACCAACAAGTGGTGCTGCGCATAGAAAAGCAATCGGCGGATCAACATCTGCAACACGGGGCTATACAGATTTACAAGGGCTATTTGATGCAGTGGTAGACAACCAAGATATGGGTGTGATCACAGATGCAACAACTGCACATCGAATTTGGAGTTCAACAGGTGCAATCACAGATGTAGTTACATCTGCTCCTTCTAATATTTTGCCGATCCCGCAATATCCATTCGTATCACGTAATCTTTCGAGTGCAATAGAGTATGCTGGTCAAAATTATTATTCCACAAAAACTGGATACGGGCGACATTTTTATCAGTCTGGCGGAACGATTACCAGAGCCAAACAGGCTGGTTTTGCTTGGGCATTAGATGGTTCTAGATTCTATATGTATTCCACAGACGGATTTGCAAACTACTATAACTTGAATACGCCATACGATGTAACCGAGATCGTTTCAGAACAAAACGGCGGCTATTTTGATGGCGCGTCTGCAAAGACTTTTTATGATGACGGTACGAGAGCTTTAGCGTATTCTAACTATCCAAATGGTGGCAGTTGGGCGTCAATGCTCAGATTGACAGAACCAAATGATCCGAGAAATTCTAATGTGATTCTCAGCGAGGGTACGAGTTTTGGAACGTCATCTATCAAGCATTCAAACCTATCTAGCTTAAAAGCAAGACAGATACGGGTGTCCCAGGACGGTACAAAATTGGCAATGGCATTTAGTCAGCAGGTACGTATTTGGGAAAATAAATTTTCTAGAATTGGCATGTCTTCTTCTAATTATGGCACTAGTTTTGCAGTTTTTGATATAACAACGCCATGGGATCTGTCTACAGTGTCGATGGATACTCTGAGTAGCTTCCGAACTCTCGGAGGCTACCGATATGACCCATATAATGGCTATTGGGCGGAAGATGGTAGTTTTGTCATCTTCGGGAATGAACAATTCCCAATGACAACGCCATGGGATCTGTCTACAGTACAACCAGCAATTTATATGCAAAGTTGGCCAGGGGGCGGACATCCTGATGCAGGGGGACCTGTCATATCTCCAGATGGAAAATATGCGGTTGGTGTGCCGTCGTCGCCTTCAAATGCCACTTATTTCCATGTAGTAGAATTTGGAGACACGCCACTTTTTGATAATTAATTAATACTCACGTGTTTAATAAAAGAGCGTCCTTAGGGGCGCTCTTTTTATTTGATAAATATACTTACAATTAAGTGAGTATATAATTAAAATGGCAGACTTAACAAAACGCGCATATCAGAAAACAGAGTATACCAATGAACAATTACTAGAACTTAGTAAGTGTATCGATGATCCGTATTATTTTCTTAACAATTATTTTACAATTCAACATCCTACTAAAGGTAGTATGATTTATAAAGCATATCCATATCAAGACGAACTTGTAAACTCATATCACAATTATCGCTATAGTATTTCAATGCTTGGTCGTCAGATGGGTAAGTCTACCACAGCGGCTGGCTACTTGTTATGGTATGGCATGTTTGTACCTGACCAAACTATCCTTATTGCAGCACATAAGTATTCAGGTGCGCAAGAAATTATGCATAGAATTAGATATGCATATGAATTATGTCCAGATTATATCAGATGTGGAGTTGTATCATATAACAAAGGATCTATTGAGTTCGACAATGGTTCACGTATCATTGCACAAGCTACTACAGAGAACACTGGGCGTGGTTTGTCTATCTCATTGCTTTATGCAGACGAATTTGCATTCGTAAGACCTACGATTGCTAAAGAATTCTGGACTTCTATCTCTCCTACACTTGCTACAGGTGGTAAAGCGATTATCACATCTACACCAAACTTAGATGATGACCAATTTGCTCTTATTTGGCAAGGTGGACTAAAGACATTAGATGAGTATGGGAACAAAACAGATGTTGGAGTGAACGGGTTTAGAGCATATAAAGCTATTTGGAATCAACACCCTGACAGAGATGACCAATGGGCATCCGAAGAAAAGGGACGTGTGGGGACTGAACGTTTTTTACGTGAACATGAATGTGAATTTGTCGCATTCGATGAAACTCTAGTAGATAGTATTAAGCTATCACAATTTAAAGGTATGGAACCTCTTAAAAAGACTGGGCAAGTACGTTGGTATGAACCAATTAAGAAAGATGCAACTTATGTTGTTGGTCTTGATCCTAGTATGGGAACTGGTGGCGACAATGCGGCTATCCAAGTTTGGTCTTTACCAGAGATGAACCAAGTTGCAGAATGGATGCATAATAAAACTGATATGCGAGGGCAAGTTAGAATATTACATGAGATGCTAACTGAAATAAGTGATGAGATGAGATCATTGGGGAATAAATCACCAGAGATATATTGGTCAGTTGAGAATAATACACTAGGAGAAGCTACTCTTATACTAATTGAAGAAATGGACGAAGATAAGTTTCCAGGAGAGTTTTTACACGAACCTGCGAAGCGAGGACATTCACGTTCTGTGCGTAAAGGATTTACTACTACACATAAAAGTAAAATCACAGGTTGTATGAAGATGAAATCTTGGATTGAATCTGATAAGATGACACCTCAAAGTAAAAACTTAATCAGAGAGTTTAAAACGTTTGTTGCTAAAGGTAGAAGTTATGAAGCTAAATTAGGAGAGACTGATGACTTAGTATCAGCTACATTGTTATGTGTTAGACAGATACAAGTTATATCAAGATTTGATGAGCAATATGAAAGTTTACTCGGAGAAAGTTTAGACGGCGAAGATGACTATGATCAACCACTTCCTGTAGTATTTTGATAAATACTAAAAAGGAAACATTACTATGGCTATAAATTATAACAACATTGCTGAAAAGACAATGAGAATCATACAAGGATATGGGTTTCAAGTAAAGATGTTTGATTCATCAAATGGCAAAAGCGTTGCGGATCCAAGTGATGCTAGATACTTTTATGTAGAAACACCAAATATGATGGTGCATCTAAATGATGATTCAGAAGAATTAAAACTTCATCTCGGTGAACACACTGACATAGATGAAAAAAATATAGATAAGCTAATCAAAACTATGCGAACTATTGCTAGAACAAATATGATTGACTTTGATATCAGAACATTCGGTAAGCATATTGAACCAAAAAATTATGCATATGAAATTGAAAAAAACAAGGAGCAGACTATGAGTGACGTATTTAACGAGGGTTTAAGCCCATTAGAAGGTTCATCACGCACAAGTCGCCAAACACTAGAAAATGTACGACTAATCGTTAAGCATCGTGCGCCAGTAAATGAAGAACAACGTGGTTCACGTTCACGTAACATTTCAGCAATCTTTATTGAGAATGCTGATGGCGAACGTTTTAAGTATCCACATAAACATTTGAATGGTGCAAGAGCTATGGCTAGACACGTTGCACATGGCGGTGTACCAAGTGATATGGTTGGCGAGGCGATTATTGAACAATCAACAAATTTATCAAAACTAAAAGAATTCATGAACGTAGTGAACAAGCAAGGTCTTGTAAACGAAAACAATCGTTCTATTGTTGCTAATGTAAAGCAAAAGATGGATTCTATTAAAGAATCAATTAAGCGAATTCAAGGCGCAAAAGGCTACACTTCATTTGTAGAATCACTAGCACTAAATGAAGCTGGCGATGAGAAAATGGTATGTAAAGACTGTGGCGATGAGAAGGGTAAACCAACAACTGATTGTAAGCATGACTGTCATGATGATAATGGTTCTCATTGGGTTAAGAAATCAGAATTATCAGAAGATGCAATTGCAGAGTACGTATCTAAATTCACAAAGTCATCATTCGAAGAATCACTAAAAGATATTCTTCCGTTAGTTCACAAAGTGAACGAAGAAGAAATGGAAAACAATCGTGCAAATCAAATTGACCGTGTAAAAGAAATTATCATGGGAGTCGATAAGAAAACTGGTGAGAAGAAAAATAAAATCTCATTCCCAGCAAAGGGCGAAGTATTCGACATGGATAAAGTTAAGAAGCAGTATGCAGAACCTAGAGATGCAAAGCAAGCAGCAGAACAAAAATCTTTAATGATTGCTCTACAATTCGATGACTTGGCAGACCGTATAGACGTTGATACGATTGACGATAAGAAGCGTAAAAATAAAGGACATGATAGAGCAGCAGAACTATCAAACTTCCTACGTGACTTCGGAGACGATGTTCGTAATAATCCAAAAGCACTAGATAAGCAAAAAGTTGCTCTAGCTGGATTCCTTCTTAAAATGTCTAAACAGTCAACAGAATCAGTAGAAGAAACAACAAGTATTGAAGAAAAGATGGAAGCAATGATTGCTGAATCATTCTCAAAATTCGATATTATGTAAATCACTACACTAAAGTATAAGAAAAAAGGGGGCGAAAGCTCCCTTTTTTTATGCAAAAAACACTTGACTTTGCTAAATAGATGTAGTAATATAAGTACATGCTCTAGAGAGGATGTGTTGATATTCATTAAGGCACAAAAACTAAAGCTAATATAAATCTAACATGGCTAACATAGGCTAATATAAAGGAAAACTACAATGGCTACACTAGCAGAAATCCGTGCAAAACTGCTTGCACAAGAAAACAAAGCAGAAACTAATTCAAATCAATCACGCGGCTCAGATGCACTATACCCGTTCTGGAATATGGACAACGATAGTACAGCGACAATCCGCTTTCTCCCAGACTCATCAGCAGACAACGTATTCTTTTGGCGTGAACGTCAAGTGATTAAGATGCCATTTGCAGGTGTTGTAGGTGGTGAGCAAAAACCAATTCAAGTACAAGTTCCTTGCATTGAAATGTGGGGCGACACATGTCCTATTCATGCAGAAATTCGTCCATGGTTTAAAGATCCATCTATGGAAGACCTAGCACGTAAGTACTGGAAGAAGCGTTCTTACATCTTCCAAGGTTTTGTAGTACAAGACCCGATGAATGAAGCAACGCCAGAGAACCCGATCCGTCGCTTCGTGATTGGTCCACAAATCTTTAAGTTGTTGAAATCAGCATTGATGGATCCAGATATGGAAAATCTTCCAACTGATTACGATGCGGGTACAGACTTCCGTTTGACAAAAACACAAAAAGGTCAGTACGCAGATTATTCTACATCTAACTGGGCTCGTAAAGAGCGTTCTCTGAATGAAGAAGAGCGTTCAGCAATCGAAGCCCATGGTCTTTCAGACTTGAATGATTTCATGCCAAAGCGTCCTACACAAGACGAAGTGAATGTTATCATGGAGATGTTCGAAGCATCTGTTGATGGTGAACTATATGATCCAATGCGTTGGGGCAACTTCTTCAAGCCATATGGTTTGGATGTACCAGAAGGTGCAGAGCCTAACAATTCATCAAGTTCATCAGCATCAAAAGCAGCACCTGCTCCTCGTCCAGCTCCAGTTGCGGCGACACCAGCTCCAGTAGCGGCACCAGTGGATGACATCCCATTCAAGTCGAATGAGGAAGTAGCTGCAGAAGCAGTTGCAGTTGCAGCTCCAGCGGCAACAGCGGATAGCGGTGCAGGCAAAGATGCATCAGACATTCTTGCAATGATCCGTTCACGTAAATCAGACTAATTTTAACTAGTCAACTTGGGAGGGCGTTACCGTCCTCCCCTTTTTCACATAATTTAATGGAGTTAGACTATGGCAAAAGCATTTGATGCGTCAAAGTTTCGTAAAAGTATTACAAAAGCAGTCCCAGGAATGTCTGTGGGCTTTCGTGATCCAGACACATGGATCTCAACAGGTAACTACTGTCTAAACAAGTTAATCTCAAATGACTTCTATAAAGGTATTCCACTTGGTAAAGTGACAGTACTTGCGGGCGAGTCTGGTGCAGGTAAATCATATATTGCATCTGGTAACATTATTAAGAATGCACAGGATCAGGGTATCTTTGTGGTTCTAATCGATAGTGAGAACGCACTAGATGAAAGTTGGTTACACGCACTGAATGTAAGCACAGAAGATGATAAGCTACTGAAATTGAATGTAGCTATGATTGATGATGTTGCTAAGATTATTTCAGACTTTATGACAGACTATCGTAAAGAGTACACAGATACACCTGACGAAGAACGTCCTAAGGTTCTGTTCGTACTTGATAGTTTGGGTATGATGTTGACACCAACAGATGTTAATCAGTTCGAAAAAGGTGAAATGAAAGGCGATATGGGTCGTAAACCTAAAGCACTATCAGCACTTGTTCGTAACTGTGTAAACATGTTTGGCGATTTCAATGTAGGTATGATTGCAACGAATCACACATACGCATCACAAGATATGTTCGATCCAGATGATAAAATTTCAGGCGGTCAGGGCTTTATCTATGCATCATCGATTGTTATCGCTATGCGTAAACTAAAACTTAAAACAGATGAAAACGGTGTAAAGACATCTAAAGTGCATGGTATTCGTGCCGCATGTAAAGTCGTTAAGACACGTTATTCAAAACCGTTCGAAAGTGTACAAGTAGAGATTCCATACGAAACAGGTATGTCACCTTACTCGGGTCTACTAGAATTCTTTGAAGCAAAAGGTCTACTAGTCAAGCAAGGTAATCGTCTAAAATATACTACCAAGACTGGTGAAGAAATTCTTGAGTTCCGTAAGAACTGGACTGATGAAAAACTAGACCAAGTTATTGCAGATTGGAATACAGAAGACTTAGATGCAGAAGTAAATGGTCTTGAAGCACTAGAAGTTGATGCTAACGGAGAAATCATCCACGATGAAAACTCTGAACTTAATGAGGTGTAAAGAATGACTAAGTACTACTCAACAAAGACTTATGGTCACAACATTGGACTATCGGCTGTTTTTAGACAGCCGTTAGCACACTCTCATTGTAAGTTCTTGCATGGGTATAGCTTACAGTTTAAGTTTATTTTCGGTTGCGAAGAACTAGATGAACGCAATTGGGTAGTAGACTTCGGCGGACTTAAACCGCTAAAGAAATGGTTAGAGGATAGCTTTGATCATAAAGTAGTGGTTGACAGGGAAGATCCTTTGTTGTATAAGTTAAGTGAACTAGAATCATGTGGACTTGCAGAACTTACATTATTTGATGGTGTAGGTGTTGAGAAGTTCGCAGAACATGCACATAAATTTGCAGACCAACTAGTTCGTGAAATGACAAATAACCGATGTTACTGTGTAAGCGCAGAGTGTGCTGAACATGGAAGTAACTCAGCAATTTTTGAGGCATAAAAAAATGGCAGCAGTAGACGCAGAAGTAATTTTTGATATTTGGGAAGCGTTCAAGCCTCTCGTCCCAGCGAAAGAGCGCATGGCGGCGGCTGAACGTTTGATTAAACTATGTGATGATGTAGGTTTTCAGAAAACAGATATTGCAGAAATGACAGAGAACGATAAGATTCTTGAAACTGCGTTTGATATTTATTTTCAAGATGATGAAGATGAATTTGACGAAGACGAAATGGATGACTACGAATAATGAGTTGGTATCGTAAAATTGTCGCTGACTGGAACTCCATTCCAGCTTGTCTAGATCACTTTGAAAAGGAACTAGTAGAAGCACGATATGAAGTGAAAGTACAAGGCAATATTGAAAAGAACGCTACTGAACTCCCAGCATACGTAGAATTCCGTTTCGGTCAGTTACAGGAAATAGAAGCAATTCTAGAACATCTAAATATACAGTTACGTAAAAAGAGAAGTGAATATTTACGTAAGTATTTAGAAAATTACAACAAAGCACTTAGTAGTAGGGATGCTGAAAAGTATGCAGATGGCGAAGCAGAAGTCGTTGCTATTTCAGAACTTATTAATCAAGTTGCTTTAATGCGCAATCAATACCAGGGTATTACTAAGGGATTTGAAATTAAGCATTTTCAATTAAGTAATATTATCAAGCTACGTGTAGCTGGTATGGAAGACGCAGATATAAACAATAGATATTAAGATACACGCAATGTTGTTAAATACATTGCAATTTCGGAGAAGAGTATAAATGGGAATTCAAGTAGTCAAACGTGACGGTGACAGAGAGGAACTAGACCTAGAAAAAATGCACAAGGTCGTGTTCTTTGCATGTGACGGTATCGCTGGCGTATCACCAAGTGAGGTAGAAATTAAATCTCACATTCAGTTTTATGACGGCATTACAAGTTCAGAAATTCAAGAAACGCTGATTAAATCTGCAGCAGATTTAATTAATGAAGATACGCCTAACTACCAATGGGTAGCGGGCAATCTTGTAAACTATCATTTGCGAAAGATGGTATATAACAGTTTTGAACCAGTACATGTTTTAGACTTAGTGAAAAAGAATGTAGAGCGTGGGTTCTATGATCTATCACTACTTGAAGATTACTCAGCCGACGAATGGGAAGTAATCAATAACTATATTAAACATGATAGAGATTTTAATATTTCTTATGTTGGTATGGAACAATTCCGTGGCAAATATCTAGTACAAAATCGTGTAACTAAAGATGTATTTGAAACACCGCAGATGGCTTATATGTTAATTGCCGCTACGTTGTTTTCAAATTATCCTAAGGAAACACGTATGAAGTGGGTAAAAGATTACTATGATGCAATTAGTAACTTTGATATCTCACTCCCAACTCCAGTGATGGCAGGCGTTCGCACGCCACAGAGACAATTTTCCTCCTGTGTTCTAATTGAAACTGGTGACTCGCTTGATTCAATCAATGCGACATCTAGTTCAATTGTTAAGTATGTCTCACAGAAAGCTGGCATAGGTGTTAATGCCGGTGCTATTCGTGCGATTAATTCTCCGATCCGAAACGGAGATGCGTCACACACTGGTGTTATCCCTTTCTATAAAATGTTCCAAGCGGCTGTTAAGTCATGTTCACAAGGTGGTGTTCGCGGCGGTGCAGCAACTCTGTACTATCCGCTATGGCATCTAGAAGTGGAAGACATGCTTGTTCTAAAGAACAACAAAGGTACAGAAGACAACCGTGTACGTCACTTAGACTACGGTGTACAATTTAACAAGTTGATGTATGAACGTCTAATGACTGGCGGCAACATCACTCTATTCTCTCCTAATGATGTTCCGGGACTATATGAGGCATTCTTTGCTGACCAAGATAAGTTCCGTGAACTATACGAGAAAGCAGAACGTAAGACATCTATTCGTAAGAAGTCAATTCCAGCAATCGATCTATTCTCTGCATTCATGAACGAGCGCAAGAACACAGGTCGTATCTATTTGATGAACGTAGACCACGCTAACGATCATGGGTCATTTAAACCTGAGTTAGCTCCTATTCGTCAATCAAATCTATGCTGTGAAATCAATTTACCTACAAAGCCACTAAATGACTTGAATGATCCTGAAGGTGAAATTTCATTGTGTACATTAAGTGCTATCAATTGGGGTAATATTAAAACACCAGCTGACTTCGCTAAACCTTGTGAATTATCAATTCGAGGTCTAGATGCACTATTAGATTATCAAAAGTATCCAGTTCTTGCAGCACAGTTATCGACTGAAAAGCGCAGACCACTGGGTATCGGTATCATTAACTTTGCTTACTGGTTAGCTAAGAATGATACAAACTATTCAAATCCAAACTTAGAGTTAGTTGACGAATGGGCAGAAGCATGGAGCTACTACTTAATCAAAGCATCTAACACTCTTGCGAAGGAGCAAGGCAAATGTTCTGGCACAGACGAAACACGTTATGGTGATGGTGTAGTTCCAATGGACACCCGCAAGCTAGACGTTGATGAACTTACTCCGTATGTTGAACGTCAAGATTGGGCGACATTACGTGCAGACTTACAAGAGCATGGTATTCGTAACTCAACTGTTATGGCTCTTATGCCAGCAGAAACATCAGCACAGATTAGTAACTCAACAAACGGTATTGAGCCTCCACGCTCACTAGTGTCAGTTAAGCAATCTAAGCATGGTGTTCTAAAGCAAGTTGTACCGGGCATTCACAAGCTAAAGAACAAATACGAATTACTATGGGATCAGCAGTCACCAGAAGGTTACTTGAAGATCATGGCAGTTCTACAGAAATATATTGACCAGGGTATCTCAGTAAACACTTCATACAATCCAGTATTCTTTGATGAAGAAAAGATCCCTATGTCAGTGATGCTACAACATCTTATCATGTTCTATAAATACGGTGGTAAGCAGTTGTACTACTTCAACACATTCGACGGTCAAGGAGAGATTGACGTATCGAAACTAATGGACGAACCACTAGCACAATCTGTCATTGATGATGAAGATTGTGATGCGTGTGTAATTTAAAACGAGAGAGAAATAAATGTCAGTATTCAATTCAAAAAACAAAGCAGATCATACAAAAGCACTAGCATTCCTAGACCCAAATGGTGGGGTTGCTATTCAACGTTTTGATATGCTAAAATATAAACAGTTTGACAAGTTAACAGACAAGCAACTAGGTTTCTTCTGGCGTCCAGAGGAAGTAGATGTAACTAAAGATAGTAATGATTTTAAAAATCTTACAGACCATGAGCGTCATATCTTTACATCAAATCTAAAGCGTCAAATCCTACTAGACAGTGTACAAGGTCGTGCACCAGTAGAAGCATTCGGTCCACTAGTATCCATTCCAGAACTAGAAGCATGGATCCAAACTTGGACATTTAGTGAAACAATTCACTCACGTTCATATACTCACATCATTCGCAATGTGTATTCAGACCCTTCTAAAGTGTTTGATGGCATGATGGATATTGAAGAGATTATGGATTGTGCTGATGATATCTCGGAATGCTATGACCAACTAATTGATATGACATCATACTTCAATCTATTGGGCGAAGGTACGCATACTGTAAATGGTAATGAAGTAGTAGTAGACAAATACGAAATTAAAAAGTTGCTTTATAAAACTCTTATGAGCGTAAATATCCTTGAAGGAGTTCGTTTCTATGTCTCATTTGCTTGTTCATGGGCGTTTGCAGAACTGAAGAAGATGGAAGGTAATGCAAAGATTATTAAACTAATCGCACGTGATGAAAATCTACACTTAGCATCTACTCAAACACTTCTGAAACTTCTTCCAAAAGATGATCCAGACTTCATTCAGATTGCTAAAGAAACAGAAGCAGAATGCATTCAAATGTTTGTAGACGCAGTAGAGCAAGAAAAGCAGTGGGCAAACTATCTGTTTAAAGATGGTTCAATGATTGGTCTAAACACACAACTACTTTCAGATTATATTGAATGGATTTGTTGTAAGCGTATGACAGCAGTAGGACTTAAATGTCCATATCAAACTCCACAAGCTAATCCACTACCGTGGACACAGAAGTGGATTTCAGGTGCAGACGTACAAGTAGCACCACAAGAGACAGAAATTTCATCATACGTTATCGGTGGAGTTAAGCAAGATGTTGACACTAATACATTCGGAGGTATGTCACTATAATGGAACACGTATTTGATAATACATGGATTAGACAAAAACAATTTAAAGTTGCTATGGAAAACGAAGTTATTCACATTCCTTCAACTGCAATCGACCATAAAGTAATTGATGCACAATTACCTGGGTTTATCACGGGTGCAACGGGAGATGATAAGTCTCAATTTATTTTAGATGTTGGCTGTGGTGATGGTTATGCGATGCAAAAGATGGTTGATATGGAGTATGAAAATGTTCAAGGCATCACACTTCACACAGAAGACCATCTTGCATGTAAAGAAAAGGGACTAACTTCACATGTGATGAACTATAACTTTTCTGAGTTAATGAAAGGATTCTTTCATGTAGCTTGGATGCGTCAATCACTACAATTTTCATTTCAGCCATTCTTTACTATGCTAGAACTTAATCGTATTATGCGACTAAATGGCTGGGTATATATCGAAGTTCCAGATACATCTAATGAAGGTGTTCCTCTAGGTACATTGCACCGAGAAACATATGAGCGTATTTTTAAATCAGCGGGCTTTGAAATTATACAAAGTGATAATATCAAATTATCAGTTGGAGATGTAAGCGAATCACATAACTTCTTTGCATTAGTAAAACGAGCAAACGTATCACTTCCGGAACTACCAGAAGAATAAAAACTTAAATTATTTTACAAGTTATTGAAAACGCAGGATTCTTTCCTGCGTTTTTTTGTTGACATATGGATATTCGGATGCTATATTAATTAAGTAATCAGAGAGAAAGAGA